CAAGGTACTTAATAGCATTGGATCTACAAAAAGACTCTGCATCACCCACAGACTGAATCAAATCTAATGTCTGTGTGTTGTTTTGTTCCGAAGTATAATGTCCAGAATATGTTGAAGAAATATAATCTCTAAGGTCTTTGATACCAAAATCTTCCTTATACTTTTGAGACTTATATTCTAAATTTGGTTCTGGTTTTTGAATTACTTCCTTTTCTAGAGAACCTGATTTCCTACGTGTCACAGTTTCACCCCCATCAGGTGATTCATAAATCCAAGAACGATCTACAGCAGTATTTCCTGCTCCAGTTATAGGATCATATTCATCACTCTCTTCTGGAGTGATTCGATTGTCATCAGTCATAATAGGATAGTCTTCATCAAATGTTCCATTTAATATTGAGTGTGCTAGACTCCATGCATTAACCATAGCAAAATAAAAAATCGTTTACAAGACTCTCCGCTTTTTCTTTCCCAAACTTACCAGTAAGATATCCTCCTACAGGATCAAGTTTAGTCATATAAGCATCAAAGTCTTTATAAAA